CCATAATGTTTAGCTCAGTAGCTGTAGCATTTACACCTGTAAGGTCTGTAGGAGCTATAGTAATATTAGCTGTACCATCGAAAGACTGACCAGCAATTGTACGTGCAGTTGCTAGGGCTGTAGCTGTTGCTGCATTGCCAGAGGTATCCTGATTACCAGATGCATTAACACCGGGAAGGTTTATATTAGCTGTACCATTAAAACTAACACCACCAATATTACGGGCGGTTTCTAATGCAGTAGCTGTAGCTGCGTTACCTGTGGTTGATCCTGACGAACCTGTTACATTACCTGTAACGTTGCCTTCAATATTGGCTACAAGTGTGCCTGTAGTAATTGTAAGATCGCCTGTAGATGCACCAGTAAACGTACCTGTACCTACAGTAAACTTGTTTGCACTTTCGTCAAAACCAATAAAGGCATTAGCATCATTACCACGTTCAATAACAATACCTGCATCACCTGAAGCAGAACCTGTACGACCATTACCTAACTCAATAAGTTTATCATCGACAGTCATGTTTGCAGAATTTACTGTAGTAGTTGTGCCATCAACCTGTAAGTCACCTGTAACTGTCAGGTTCTGAGATAGTGTGACATTACCACCAGAAGTAATAGCAATAGCATCTGTATCACTAGAAGAGCCTATGTTGCCGCCATCACTGATAATTATATTACCACCAGTAATGTTTCCTGTAGTTGTAATGGTACTAGAGCCAGTATTAATTGTACCAAAACCAGATGTAATAGAACCTGAGTTAAGTGCGCCTGTTGTTACGAGATTAGGCATAGCCGTTATTTCATCGTCAAGATACGCAGCAAGGTCTGTCATTGCAACCTGTACCATAGTACCGTTGTCGTTCATAACAACACGATCAGCATCAGCTACGGTAGTAGATGTTGCAGAGGTATCACCGTCTAGTATATTAATCTCAGAAACAGTTACTGTAGCTCCATCTAGCTTATTCAACTCAGTAGCCGTAGATGTAACCCCATCTAAAATATTTAGTTCAGCAGTACTAGAAGTAACACCGTCAAGTATGTTGAGTTCTGCTGCAGTAGAAGTAACTCCATCTAGAATATTCAGTTCTGCCGCTGTTGCTGTAACTCCATCTAGAATGTTTAATTCAGCAGTACTAGAAGTAACACCATCAAGGATATTAAGTTCAGTTGCAGTAGAAGTAACCCCATCTAAAATGTTTAGTTCAGCCGTAGTAGAAGTAACACCATCAAGGATATTTAACTCTGCTGCAGTAGACGTTACACCGTCCATGATGTTTAACTCTGCAGTTGTTGCAGTAACACCATCCATAATATTGAGTTCAGCAGTAGTAGCAGTCACACCGTCTAGGATATTTAATTCAGTGGCAGTAGAAGTAACACCATCAAGTATATTAAGTTCTGCTGCAGTAGAGGTAACGGCTGTACCACCCAGTGAAAGGGAAGTTGCAGCTAAAGTAGTAAACGTACCTGCACCTGCACTAGAGCCACCGATAGTAGCACCATCAATTGTACCACCATTAATGTCTGCAGTGTCAGCTACAAGAGCATCAATGTTAGCTGTACCGTCAATGTACAAGTTACGCCACTCAGAGCCTACAGCACCTAAGTCATGTGTATCATCAGCAGAAGGTAGTAGTGGGGAAGCAACATCTGCAGTAACTGTTACAGTATCACTAGCAGCATTACCAAGTGTAGTATTACCGTTTACAGTAAGGTTAGCTGTAATGGTAGCACTCTCGTCAACCTGTAATGTGTCAATAGTAGCAGTACCATCTAAGTACAGGTCTTTGAACTCTACACTAGATGTACCAAGGTCAATGTCGTTATCTGTGACAGGAGTAATAACACCATCTTGGATTCTAATTTGCTCTACTGCTGCACTAGATACCTCTACAAATACACCAACACGATTGTTTGATGTATCTACCGAAACTTTATTAAGTGCATCTGAGTCAGCAATCAGTGGTACGTATGCACCCTCTGCTGTTGTGCCATCATGTTTGTGTCCTGTTGAAGCATTAAACGCAGCAAGTACTTGGTCAAACTCTAGGTTTAACGGGTTAGCTCGTACAACGGCTGTTGCCACAATGTCTGCTGAAGACTGTCTTGTATATCCTGCCACTTTTTATCTCCTGTCGCCTGTGCCATACAGAACAGATACGGCTTGTATTGTATGACTTGGGCTTGTACTATTGGTAACGTAAGATACCGAAATAGAATCCCCTGATCCTGTTATGCTAGTTGATCGTGTTGGTGATGGGTTACCATCATATATGTCTGTTGTATCAAAAATAGTAGATGAAGAATCGAAAAATGAAGCTGCACCTGCTGTAGTCAGTGAAAAGTTTTCTGGTGTGTTAATCTCAGAGTCGCCAAAGTTAAAGTCAATACCTACGTTAATTATTGCCTCACCCTCTGTTTTAAGAAAGGTTTTAACTTTGTAAAAGACTTTTCGTACTTCCGGGTCACCCATGAAATAATAAGGTGTTTGGTACACACTAAAAATATTCTCTGTATTAAAAGAGCTTCCCTCTTCTTGCTTGTACACTTTACCAGAAGTATCGCCATGAAGAACAAACTCAAACTGTCCTATGTATCCACTAGCCACTGCTGTTGCTTCAATACCTACAAGCTGGCTGTACTCAAACGTAGACTGTGCTGTAGGGCTTTTACGAATAGCTGCCAGTAACGATAGAGAAGTGTTAGCTTCAAAGAATAACCTAAACTGAGACTTTCTTCGTAGAACCAGAGCTTTTAGTTTAGTTACATCCTCATTAGCTGTGTAGTTCTCAAAGGTCTTTTGAATCTCACGAGACACAGTTTCAAGTTCAACGTCACCAATACGAGATGTACCTGAGATAGGTCTAACACCGTCTGGGCCAAGGAAGATAATGTCACCACCAAACTCTACTACAGTATCAGGTGCAACACACCCCAAGTCATTAGTAACGTTTTCTACTGTAAAGTTAGAATAGTTGTCGCCTATGATACGCTTAATTTGGTTCTGACCGAAAACGTAAAGCTGATTACGAAAGGCTTTCATCTGGGTTACAGTAAAGCCTATGTTAATTACACCTGCGCCGTTGGCAGGGTCAAAGTCTGTGTCTGCATTAGGGGCAGAAAAATATATGTTAAACGGTTCTGCAGGATCACCAGCTAACCAAAGATGATTAGCAAAAGCACTAGCAAACTTAGGGTCGGTGGGAGCATTAGCATGTGTGATCTGTGTATAGGTTGAGCCATTGTACTTGGCTGCAGGATTTACACCATCTGTCAGTAGTAAGATTTCTTCAGTCCAATTATAACGTTCAAACCTTACTACGTCAACCCCTGTCATTGTAGGGCTACCTGCTGTACTAACTGCAGTCCAACCTATAACAGAAGGAGTACCTACAACTGTACTAGAATGTGAAGATGTACCACCTGTTATTACATTGTTAGCGGAAAAAATAGTATCGGGCAGTCTTCCAAAGTTTATAACAATAGAGTTGCCACTACCGTTGGCTGTCTTAGATATGACTGAACCTGAGGCTGACACTGCAGAATCATCACTTGAACTAACTACAGCAGTAACCGTTTCACCTACAGTAAAAGATGCAGATTGATTGTCCGTGACTACAATAGTGTAGTAATGATTGTAATGATGTAAGTAGTTATTTCCTGATGAGGGTGCTCTACAACCTAGTACGCCTTGGTTTATGTCACCGTTTACTACAAGCCCTAATACTTTACCTGTACCGGGTAATGTACCATAAGAGTTTTCAAAACCGCTTATACGCCTATAACCACCCTCAAGGGATGGCTCCATGTTCACAAGACGTATAGCGCTCCCTGAGAAGTTGTTAGACTGTGTAAGAGGGTCCACGTTGGTTACAAGACCACCTGCCATAACAGATACGTATGTTTGTAATGCGTCAGACATCTGTGTTTAATTGACTGCTTCTTACTGGACGTGTAATCATTGTAGACACAACATTAACAGGCTGGTCTAAAATAAGTCGGCGCATCATCTCAATACCGTCTTTAAACTTTTGTTCGTGCATAGCAGCACTCTGTTCGTTAGACCTAAAGAGCATCATGTACATCATAGCCCCGTCAATAACTACGTGCTTAAAACGGTCAGGTATTAAAGCTGTATCACTTGATGCTGTTAGCTCAGCAGGGAATTTAAAATACCTATACTCAATTACATAAGCAGCATTAGGAACAGGCGTAACGCCAAACTTCTCTTCCTGTGTCATATACACATAATCAGGGGCGCTTCTAGCACCCTCACCGCCTAACTCTTCTAGGGACTTAAACGATGTAATGTATTGATCGAAGGTGAGTAGTTTTAGTTTCTTAGGTGTATTGCTTTCTGTAGTAAGCTGCCTAATATAAAAGGTATCCCAATCTGCTTTGGAATAGTCTGCAGGAAAGTCATATGTACCTGTACCTGCAGTTAGTGTCTGCGTTGTTGTAGTCAACGCAAAAGGCCACTCTTGAGCATCCTGTAACATCTGCCTAATAGATGAGTTGATAGCATCCTTGGCAAGGGCTTGTACGTTTTTAACTGCAGTAAACTCAGACTCAGTAATCTGAACCTCATTAAGTCTACGTAAAAGCTCGTTTGTCAGGTTGATAAAAGTAGCCATAAGAATCTCTTTTGGATGTACGTAAGGGGCCACCCGAAAGCAGCCCCTAAAGTTTTACTTATGCAAGTGTGTCACGATCTACTTCATTAGCAGCCATGTCACCCATGTCTGTGCAGTCCATAAGAACAGCCCATACACGGAGCTTACCTGATGAAACAGCACCACCTGATAGGGTAGCAATTGTTACATCAATGTTGTCATCAGCAACAGCCATTACTGGCTGATAAGCTGCAGGGTTCTGTGCGACTACTGCTGCTGCAGATGTAGCATCGAAACCGTCAACAAATACGTCAGCATCAACCATACCTAAGTCTACTGTGAAAGTAGAACCATCGGATGCAGTGTCAACTTCGATACCTGCGTTCAGGACCATAGTACCTTTAGCTACAGCAATTACAGGAATGACATCAGATGCTGCAAGAGCAGAACCTTTGTCAGACAAGGCTGTTGCCAAGTTTAAGGTAGTTTGAACCATATAAGGGTTGCGACCACGCTGCGAAACGCCACGAGCAGAAGCAAGAGTATTATCACCAAGTGCCATATCTCATTCCTCCCTTATAGACCAGATGTGTAGATTGCGTTCACGAGCGCCTCAGGACGAAGAATCTTGCGCCCATAGAGATGCATACCACGAACGATATCTGCAAATGAATCTGGATCACGGTAAGTCTCAGTCTTGTTAATCTGCTCAGCAGTTGCTGCAGCAGTAGCATGACCTGCAACCAACACACCGTAGTGTGCAGAACCTGTAGATGTGGTAGAGGTTGGACCGTTACCTACTTCAGGAAGGTTGTTGGACATATAGACTTTGAAGCCGTGAATGTTGTTGAAGACCAGACCGTTCTGTAGTCCTGAACCACCGAAATCGGCGTTCAACAAGCGGCTGTCTTCGTCTTTAAGTAGTTCTGCAAACACCGGGTCGATGACGATCCAACGATCATTTGTGCTTACATTTTGCTGGTCAAGCTTACGTGACATCCGTGCAAGAACTTGCATAGGTGTAGCGTTAGCTGTTGTAGTGTTCAACGAGTCAGCACCAGTACGGGGCTTAACTACGATTGAGTTACCTGCTGAACCACTGTTAAAGTCAGAAGCGTCTAGCTTCATGCTTGACAGAAGCTCATCAGAGCCAGCAGTTGATACAGCTTTAGAACCGTTTACGGTTGTGTTAGCTGCGTTAGCTTTACCGTGAATAGCTGATTGCTTGAAGCCAGCCATGTAACCAAGAACGTCTTGGTCAAACTGGTCAGCCAAACGATAAGCTGCACGGTCAGAAGCGATTGAACCGAAGTTGACATGTGAATGTGCTTCTTCGATATCGTCCACCTTGAAAGCAAAATAGTTAGCTTTGTCTACGGTGAGAGAAAAGTCCTCATCGTCAAGGTCTTGTGGTGTGATAGTCGTGCCACGGGCATACGACTTCACTGTGATTTCAGGCTCTTTGATAATCTTGACGGAATCACCCATGTTAGCAATCTCTCCGAAATAATCAGAGTTAGTAATTGCTTCTACAATTGAGGCCTTGCGGAAAGCAAGTTGTACCTGTTTGCTGTAGATTACTGGGCTAAAGTTACCGTTTGGTAGATTACCGTAGCCTGACGCTGTTGCGAAAGCCATAGTTAAATCCTCCTTAGATAGTTAGGCTTATTTAGCATTTTATAAGCAGAACAATCAGGTAAGAGGCTGTTCGTTCTAGGGTGCGACATCAAAGAAACTAGGCCTAGTTTAATGTCTGTCGGGCCTATAGTAGAGCAGGTAAGTCTTATCATATTTGTCTTCGCTTAATGTAAGATGTAAGTATAGTTGCTGAAACGTCTAACAGGGCATACTCACACCTTATTAACATACACAGTTATAACATAGAGTTTGTGTATTGTCAATACTTTATTTATCTCGCACCACCAGAAATATCATAAACAAACTTTCCGCTACGAATAGCTTCCATGATATCATCTGACTTTTGTTCGTACTCTTGTGCGCTCATACGTTGCACATCAGACTCACGCAAGTGTCCAGCAGTAGTATCGCTGTCAGGTTTGGAGACACGTTTTGTTTTTACAGCAGATGCTGCATCTTTATTCTTCTGCCTCTTTCCTTTGGTATCCATGCCGTTGTCTACTTTATATAGATCAATAACACGTATTACGGACTGAGGGTCATCTTGGTTTTCGTACAGTGCGTCCTGTACCCACTTAGGCTGTTCACCAGCCCAATCGTGAAAGTCATCACTGCCACGTAGATCATCGAAGTCTTCATGCATGGCACGGATTTCGTTCTGTGCCTTTGTGCGCTGGGCTTCTGAGTTGATCTTGTCAATCTCTTTCAGGCGCTCATCTGCAGAGCTAAACTTTTCTTGTGCTTTCTTCTCTGCAATAGTCTCGACAATGCCAGCAATCTCAGGGTACTTCTCTGCCCACGCTTCAATACTTTCATCTGACGTAGGAGCACGAACCTTGCCTGTCTTCTGTACGGTGTCTAGCTGCGCCTTGAGTTGCTTTAACTCTTCAGACTGCTTGTTAAGATGGCTACGTAGATCACTGTAGCGTTTCTTGTATGTACGCTCTTCACCAGAGAGTTCTTCTTTTTCTTCTTTAGCAGGTTTATCTTCTTGGGCTTCTGCTTTTTCTTCGATCTCTTCAGTGCGAGACTTCATCAAAGCTTCTAGCTCTTCTTCCTCTTTCTTAATCTTCTCTTCTAGAGGTGTAGGTTTCTTGGGGTTTACAAGACCTGCTGTCTTTTGTGTTTCTACTTCTGCTAGTTCAGGCATAGTTGTTTTCCTTTTTATGTTGGGGCCAGCCGAAGCTGGGTAGCCTTATAGTTATTTAGTTAAGTTTATCTACCGCCAGTAGCCCAAGTACCGCCACCTGCAATAACTTTATCTTTATATTTTTTAATAGCTTCTTTTTCTTCCCTTGCTTTTTTATCAGCTAAAGATTCTGAGATTATACTCGTTCTATCTTCTACGTTTGATACATTAGACGGTCTAGGTTTAGGAAGGTTAGCCTCTCTACTTATTCTGTTTTGTTCAGCTAGTTGTTCTGCAACAGAAGGCCCATCATCGTTTATACTAGAACTGGTAGTTTCTGGCTGTTTGTCTTCTTCTTCTTCTGGCTCTGGTTGTGTTACTACTGAAGCTATAGCTTGCTCTCTATCTTGTATAGAAAGGCCATCTACTCTGTCTGCGCTCATTAGTCTAGCTTTTTCTTTTTCAGAAGCAGATGCGTACTGTTCAGCAAAGTCTTCCTTTTTGTTACGCAGTCGGTTTATAGTTACAAAGTGTGCCGCTAAACTATTGTCACCACTATCTACTGCATTATCAAACGCTGGTTGTTCTTTTTCAGTAAGTAGGTTATTCTTAGCTCCACCAGCTAGAGATGTAGATGTAGGGTCATACTTACCTTTTGGTATAACTAATGCTTCCTCTTTTGGTGGGAATAAATCAGCCATACCGTCACCGTCTGTATCTAGGCCTGTCGGCGGTGCTAGTTTAGAAAGGTCCATGTTAGATATTATACTATCTTCACTTTTTGTAATAAGGTTTGAAACATCTTGATAATAAGGCTGATCATATATAGGCGTACCTGTAGTCTGACCAAATGGATCATTAGCAGCCGCAACATTATTAGCTTCAAACTGAGCACTAAAAAGAATATTGTTTGCTTCTGATGTTAAAGGCTGACCATCCATTTCACCTGTTTCTAATATGTTATTTACAGCTTCGTTTACCTGTGACGCCTTTTTAGCTTTTTGTTTTTTTATAAAAGTTTCAATAATAGTATCGCTGCCTGTAGCTTTTTGTATAAGTCCGATAGGACCAGACAAGGCTGCAACAACTAGCTGCTCAAGAGGGTCTAACTGAAAAGGATTATCTAGAACCTTATAGTTTTCTGCGTATGCTAGAAAATCTTTAACGCCATACTCAGAAGGCTGTTTACTTCTCCAATCACCCCCTGCTGCTTTAATCTCTTCAAGAGCTACCATATTCCTGTCATCTGCGGGTGACCGTACCTCTTGTACCGCCTCTGCCTCTTGCTGTTCTTCTACAACAGTTTCACCCATTTCACGGAAACCTTTTGGTATTCTGCTTAACGGCCTACCATTAAAGAAGAACACAATCATCTTTTGTTTAGTGTCATCGTTAATATATTGTTTACTTTGAAAGCCAGAGAACCTAGAGCCAGTACCACCGTACTGACCATAGCCGCCCCCAACAGGTTCAGGTACTACACCACCCTCTGCAAAGCCTTGTGGCATCTCTTCTTCTTCAACGTCTAGCTCATCATCTCTGAATGGTAGCTCATCACCTTCTTTAATACGATCAAAGCCTTCTGCTGCAGCATTCTGTAACTCATTAAAGAAGTCTTCCCCAAAGTACCGTACAGTCTGGGCATTAATAATAAACTCACCTTCACTGACACGCACGTCAATGTCATCACGTACCTCAGAAGGTTTAGCGCCTATAGGAGCAGTGTTCCCACTTACAGGGTCTTGCTGCTCGTTCATAATAAGTTCCATTTCAGTCTGAGCATTATCTTTCATTTACTTCATCCCGTAAATATGTTAATCTGCGTAGTGCAGCAATCTCACCCTGAGCACGATACACACCTTCAATAGATGTCTCTTGCTCTAGCCTACGTTGCGCTATCTCAATCTTACTGTCAAGCACCTCTAAGAAGTCATCCCATAGAGGCTTATCGTTTACTAGCTTCTTTATTGTCATGTACCAGTAAACCCTTGCTCACCCGGTGTAGGTACTGTACCTGTACCAATGTTACCGCCACCTGCTCCTGTGGTATCTGCTACGCCAACTCCTGCTTGCTCTGGGGCTGCTCCGGGCGTAGGTGGTGGCGGTGGACCTTGCTCTGCACCTGCTGGGGGTTCAGGTGGTGTAGTAAACTTCTTGAGTATCTCTGCTTGGATAGCAGCATCACCCAAAGAGTTCGTCACCTTATCAGGGTCAAGGTCCATACTCTTAGCAATCTCACGAATAATGTAGTCAGACTTTACAAACGGCATTAGGGCTGGGTTAGAGGCTACACCCATGAACTGCATCAGGCGTTGACTGCGTACCTCGTTAGCCATCAGGCTCTCTGTACCAGAAGCTTTTACTTCTAAGTCTCCTTTGATTTCCTTGTCGAAGTCGAACTGCATATTAAACGCAAAGAACGCCTTACCAATAGGGCCAATAAGATAGTCATCTACGTTCTTGACAACATTTCGTATAGAGCCGTTAGCTGCAGACATAAGCATACTGATGCCAGAAGCAGTCCTTCCCACTCCTGATACTCCAGTTTGCCCATGTGCGAATGAAGGAAATCCCGTACTCTCATCTGCTAATACCCTTGCCTTATCAAATAGTTGCATGTTTTCGTTGGCTACATTCGGGAACTTAGTGCCGAAAATGCCTTGACCCGGAGCACCGCCTTGCCGTCTAAAGATTTTTCCGGGGTACACAGATAAGTCCTGACCCGGTACAAGATTGGTTTCATCAACTTCAATGATAAGATTACCTGACAGGGCAGCATTATCTATCGCCATACGCATGAAGCCATTCATAAGCGTCTGCGTATCGTCCATGTTCTCTGCAATACCTACACCAAAGAAGGAGTAAGGGTTAAGCTCGTAGGGTACAGCGTAGTACGGAATACGTGTAGGCTTGAAAGGATTGAGTACAAGACGTAGTACTTCGTTGTTACAAACCCATACGTTTACATTTACTTGCTCTGCATCTTTAAGCTCACGAGGAATACGCACACCGTTTTCTTCTAGTATATCTGTGTCAACGTAACCCCAAAACTCTAGGACTTCATAGCGCTCTGGCGAACCTGATTGCTGGTCATCGTCCTGCATATCCTGTTCCCAATACTTCTTGTCGTAGGACTCACCAAGCTGGATAGCCTTCTCAACAGACTCCGTTCTAAAGAAAGGACGAGACTTCAAGCCACGCATCTGAGAGCGTGTCATTCGATGGCGTTCAATTACGTACTCTGCTTCATCCATGTTGTACGCATCGGGGTCAGGGTAGAAGTTCCACACAGATACATGGCTAGTAGACGGTACAGTTTTAATGGTAGGATCGTAGTCACCCTCTTCATTCCAGTTAGGGTACTCTTTGTCAATTGCAAACGGACCCTTCATAATACCTGTACCAAACAAAGCCATCTCAAAAGAAGTATGGCGAAGCTGTTTATTGGCTCCGCTTTCCTCTAACTGATCGTGTATTTTCTTTTCCATCTTCTTAGCTGCGACCATAGCAGGATGGAATGTTACTGTATCTTGAGTTGTACCCGGACCTTCCATAACTTTGTCAGACACAGCCTCAAGCTTATTCTGTAGTGGACCCATACGTTTCATACGGTCATACATTGTCTCGCCCGGCTTCAGCTTTTCATCAGGGTCAAACAGAAACTTTACTTTAGGTTCTTGTTCAAAAGCGCTACGCAGTGGGTCCGTAGCTTGCTCAGTCTGTGGGTTCAGGCTGATATGCATAGATTCTGCTACACCCTCAGGTAGCGTTGTAGGGTTTACCGTTAGAGGGAAACGAGCATTACCAAATAGAACATCTACGATCTGACCGTAAGCTGCGAGGGTCTTTGTCTTTGTAACCTTAACAAAGATACGAGACTTCTCAGCCTCAGTAAACTGTACATCACCGCCATACAAACCTCTGTAGTTTCGGTAAGCACGTAGCCATCGGTTCTCATCTGCGTATCGTGCATCTTCTGCACGGCTAAACCGTGACTCAACGTAAGACACTACACTAGGTACATCTAAGTCATCACCGTCTTGAATAACAGACACGTCATCTGTTTCAAACAGTTCACCTTGTTCGTTTACATTATCTTCTTCTGCCATGTTACTTAGTATCCAAAGGTTGAGTCTGCAGCTTGAAATCCTGCATTGTGTGAAACTGGGTTGAAGTCCCATAGAGAACTTCTAGGTCTTGTCATTATACCATACCTAATAGCATCGTACAAGTGATCTTCCGCATTAGTATCTACGTCTTCTGGATTTCTTTTATCCAAAGGGATACTAGGTAGTTGAGCTACGCAGTTCGTGCAAGTCGAAAAGAACACTAACCTTGGCTCATCGGTGTACTCATCAACCTGCAAACGGCGGTGAAGCTCGTTTTTACCTGCGACCCTAGAGCCTCGTGAACGGTCTGAAGGCCTCCACCTGCATCCCTTTGCGTTCATCTGCTCTGCCAAGGAAGGGCCAGTGTCACCTCGTTTGTGCCACAGGGAGCTATCTAACACACCGTATCTTATACTACCATCGCCACTCTCAGCTTCAAGTACCATATCCGCTAGATCAGTAGCTGTAACCTTAGAACAATATAACTCTCTGTATACAACAAGCTGCTCGCTGGGTGATACAGCAAACCAGACAACCCCTGTATGACTCCCGTAGCCGTAGTCGCAAGCTCTAAACTTAGTCCAGCTTGAGGGTATTTTAAAAGGGTCCACGACATGTATGGCTCTGTTCCACTCAGGGAAGGCAGCACCTTCATTAACATCCCAATTACCTTCTAGTAGTTGCTTGCGTTGATGTTCTGGTAGTGACAGAAGCATTGCTTCATAGTCGCCACTATCAGCTAAGTAAGGATTATCAAAGAGGCTGGCAGGTATAAACCTTCTCTTGAATAGGGGTTGACCAGCTTTACTATGCCCTGCAGGGAAGCGCAACACCTCACCAGACTCTATGTCCGTTGCCCAGAAAGGTGTATTAGGCGATGCTGGGTCAATGAACATTTTCTTAACCCAAGCATGACCGACACCGCCGGGGTTAGTAGTAGCTCGCATGTACAAACCTAAGTCCTTGTTTGCACTACGTAATCTGGATCGCATATAGTCCCACGCAAAACTGGAGGACCACTGAGTGAGTTCGTCAAAGGCTACGTAGTTAAACGCCTGACCTTGGTAGCGCATAACGTCTGTGTCTCTATCCAAGTACGACATCCAAAGTGTGCCGCCTCTTGGTGTAGTCCATTGCGACTTACGCTCAGACCACTTTATTCCGGGTATAGCCTTAGGGTACAACTCTTGGCTTTTCTGTATAAGTTCCCTAAGTTCTTCTGTTGTGTGTCGTACAAGCAGACCACTGAAGTCTGAGTTGTTCATATTACGTAAAGGGTCAGCTAGGGTAGCGTAGGACTTACCACCACCTGCAGCGCCACCATATAGCACCTCACGTTCACCTGAAGCTAGGTACTCTGTCTGAGGTCCGGGGTTGGGCCTAAAGACAATGTTCTGTGCTTCCTCTACGTCATACTCAGGGGGCTTAGCTACTGCTGATATCTTCTTGGTCTTCGTAGGTGTAGCGGCCTGTGTAGTTTTTTTCGAGCGCTTCGATTTGGTGTAACGTTTTTTGGAGCCGCTTGGCGTACTCACGTTTAATTGTAGTAATGTGCTTTCTTTTTCTTTCGACATCTATACGTTTCTTTAAGCCATCATGCGTTATATCTCTACCTGACTGTGTAGTTAGCCACGCCGATACTTGACGTAGGCTGTACTGCTTCAGGTGTTTCTTAGCTAACTCTAATAGCTCTAACTCCTTTGGTATAGGGTTTAACCACCCGTCATCTTCAGGGTCTATCTCGTAACCAAACGGAACGTACTTACTTATTCGTGGGATACGTAGCCATACCTTTACCTTGTACGGTACTCTAGGCAGCATCCAGTATTCGTGCTGAAGAGGTCTTTCCTTACGTAGCCTCAGTATCATCTGCATTCTTAGGGGGTAGAATAAACAAACCACCTGTCGATTCTACGGACACCCTCTCCGTTTTGACAACTCCTGCACGGTCTAGTATCTGACCTGCAGCCATCATCTTCTCTTTAACACCTAGCTGGGTAGGATCGTCCAAAGCACTCGCATATGCCACTGCAGCCTTAGGACCAACCCTAGACATGTATAACTTAGTTGCCTCAAATATCTCATCTTTCAAAGCCTCTACTACCACCGTTGATGGTGTGTTATCACTATACCCAGCTAAACGTTTAGCGACAACTACATCACCACCAGCCTCTTCAAAGAGTACTGCCATGAAAGCCTGTTGTTTTTCTGTAAGTTGTCTTGTGCTCATATTACTTTCCGTATGCTAACCTGTAGATTTCTGATCTATGGACGCCAATATCTTTTAGATCATTGTCTGTTAAGTTCTGAAGTTGCCAGTAAGCTACACGCCGTATCTGTCTTTGCTTGTAACCTTCAAACATATTGTTAAGCCATTTCATTGCACTATCTCCTTTTATTGTTGTGCGAGATAGTTATAACATATGTATGACTAGATTAGAAATGCTATTTCGTCATACCCGTCTTGCAGGTGTGAAGTATAAACGTGCAGATAGTGTAGCACTAAAGTCGTGACTTGAGGTGTGCCTATGGACTAGTATCTTATCACCTTCATGTAGGAACAAAGGACCACCACCGATAAACTGAGTATGTGAACTTCCAGTTATAGCCTCAGACAAAACAAATGTGTGGTACGTATCTGTGTCTGCGTGATACACTTGGATGCCTATGTTTGAGTTAGATGTCTGATCGTTAGACACCTGAAGGAATACAATCTCAGCCTCATGGCTAGAAGGGCAGGTAAACAATAGTGTAGCATTATTAGGACTACCACCTGTACTAGCAGAGTTACCAGTTACAGCAGCGAACTTACTGGCTGTCCTAAAGTTAATACCTGCCATTCTTTATTTCTTCTTCTTACCTTGAGCGCCGGGAACAGATGCACCACAGTTAGCGTAGACCTTACCACCTTTAGCCATTCCTATACCAGAAGACATACCTCTGGCTGACATCATACCTTGTGGCGCACGATTAGCTGATGGGCGGTAGCGGCTCTGCTCACCTTCCATAGGCGTTGCAGGGCCACCTAGAGCGTAACCTTTTTTCTTCTTCATAGGTTTACCTGATTTCTTAGCTGCAGTTTTAGCCATAGCCATTCCCTTAGGCGTGTACGGGTATTCTTTTTTTCCTACTGTAGGCATAGTGTATCTCCTTATGCTATCACAAAGTCTACGTGCTGACCTTGCGTAGTAAATCTGTTATGGTTCTGTGGGTGATAGGCATAAGCAGTTTCATTCCTATACTTATCTGACTTCTTATCTTCTGCTTTTTGTGTGGCCTCTACAGTGTCACTCTTACCTGATTCAAATACAATGTTCTTATGCGTATCAAAAGGCATAGCTGGTAAAGGAAAGTGATCCAGTAGTCCTAAGCTAACATTCATATCGTAAGTATCCACTCAACAAAGGCTAAGAATACAATAAAGGCAATAACCCACTTCATATTCTTACGTAGCCACTTAGGAAAGTCCTTAGGTGCAGTCTTCCAGTTCACCTTCTTTAACCAACCAAAAAAGCCCCACAAGAGGCTTGCTAAAGTATGGGCTGAACTAATAATGTTCCACATACTACTTTACTTTCCTGTAGGCTCTGGTTTTCTTTGCGATACTTTTAGGTTGAGCCACATGCTGTTTACCTGCCTTCGTGCCTTTTCGTTTAGCTCTGGTTGTAGCTGCATACTCACTGCTGCTAAGAGACTTAATAGCCTTAGCAGGTAGATAACGCTCACCAGTTTTAGCACTAGGCTTGCCACTCTTAGTACGCCACTTCTGTTTAGTCCACGACTTTAAGCTCTTCTGTGACTTAGCAAGTGCCAACTAGCAACACTCACACTGTGGAGTGCATTTACGATTAGTTATAGCGCACCATAGTCTTTTTAAATACCTTATCATTTATATCCTCCCCCTTTTGCTTTGTACTGCTTAGCTAACATCTGGGCTTTTCTAGCTGACCACTGACCGGGCTTACCACCCTTACCGCTAGCCTTAATATTGTTGAACAAACCCTTACGCATGGTAGGCTTAGTGTAGTTACCTGCTTTATTTACTGTACTTTTCTTTTTAGCTGCCATATTAAACTACCACTCTTGTCGTATAGTTAAGCATCTTGGCCTTCTTCTGAAGGTATCTCTGCTTCTTTAACTTCTGAATAGGGCGTTTGCGCTTAGGCAGCTTCTTACGCCGCACAACCGCTACATTACTCAACTATATCAAGACCCCTTTACCCACTTCTTACTAGGTGACTTGGTTTTACTTGGGGACCACTTACTTTTGTTCGCCCAGTAAGCTGCACTCATCGGACCCTTCGCTATGTTCTTAGCGTGGCGTGACTTAAATGCTTCACGTTGCCCGGCTGTCTGGTTCGTCTTTACACCCTGCTGCCCATAACGGATAGTCTTAACCTTATCGCCTTGCTTGGCGACTACAATGTGCGACTTTGTGGAGTGACCGGGGGTACGCTTGGGTTTATTGTACCCAGATACACCTGCACGTTTTAACCTTGGGTCGGGTTTCTTAGCCATACTCACGTTCTCTCTCAGGGTCTAACACTTCATAGGCAGATAAATGCCCTTCTAAGTACATAGCTCTCTCTACGTGATCTAAAGTGTACCACTCTCCAGTGTGTTGGTACAAAGCCTCACGGACATAGAACACATCTGACTTAGGTATGTGTACTTTTTGTAAAGCACGAGGGTTATTGTCTGCTATAGCCTTGTAAAAGTCTTCTATAACAGTTTCGCTTGCATATAGTTGTACAGGTTTTTTACGCATTGTCAAGTTTTATTTATAAAAAAGTGCGTGTTACAGAGTATATGTACATACACGGTAGTGATGGAGGGAGATACAGGGGTGAGGCGACACTACATATACGTAATTCTACCCTATAACACGCTAGTAGTAACTTTATAGTTATACTTATTGTAGTTACTGTACTAAGAGTATACTATTTATAGTTACTTGTCAATAGTTAATTTATATAATAGTTAATATTTGTTAAGTTTAACTTTAAGTTTAACTATCCTAAGTCCAATATTCTATAGTTACTGTATATATAGTCTATATTCTTTTGTTTTAACTTAAAGTTTAACTTAGGGTGCTACTGCTACGCAGTTTTACACATATTTAGGCCTGTGTCAATACGTTACGTTACGTCACTTGTTTCAAAAACCCCGTGTGTTGCAGAGTATGTATATATAACGCCCTAACCCCCCGGTGGAGCACGCCCCCCATCACTCTCCTTATACGTGCACTGGACAACCAGTGGTTGCATGGACCTGCCAAGCTCGCCTTAAACGTGTATTCGCTACGCTTTTCTATATGTAACGCATTGAACACACTGCATAAATGTACAGATAA